CCCCCGATTTGAGGAAGCGGCTTTTATCATTCTTTGAAATCCAGCCCGGAAGATTTTGTTATTCTCAATGGAATTGGTTACATGAAAATATACTTAGCAAGCACCGCACCAGGTCATGAGGGGGGGCGGATCTTCCTGCTTTAAAAATCGATAAGCGCCTTTTATCATATCATCATATACTCGGGAATAACTTCGGTTCTACTATCGTATTCAACGCCCTAATAGGAGAAGAGCATGCAGTTAAAAAGAACGGATCTGATAGCCGCCCTGGAAGAAGTAAAGCCAGGCCTCGCCACTAAAGATATCATAGCGCAATCAACCAGCTTTGTTTTTACTGGGGATTCAATCACGACTTTCAATGATGAGATATCGGTCTGGAAGCCATTTAAATCCGGGATCGAAGGAGCGGTCAGGGCCAATGAATTATATTCTCTCCTTTCCAAGATCAAGGATGAGGAAATCGAAATTGGTATCGTCGAAAACGAATTGATCATCCAGGGCAAGCGGAGCAAAGCCGGGATCAAGCTGGAAGCCGAAATAATGCTCCCCCTGGACGAAGTGGATATCGAGCATACCAAATTCACCAAGCTGCCGGATAACTTCCTGAAGGCCATTTCCATCGCCAGCTACTGCGCCGCCAAGGATCTTAGCAAACCCCTTTTGACCTGCGTCTATATTGACGGGGATGTTGTAACTGCCTCCGATGATTTCCGGATCATTCAAGTTAATTTTGATACTGAGATCAAATCCGAACCAATCCTGCTGCCGGCATCGGTTGTCAAGTTCTTGGTCAAATATGACGTCAAGCGCCTGTCTCATTCCCCCGGCTGGATTCATTTCCATGCCAACGATGGTTTAATTTTCTCGGCTCGGGTCCTGGCCGGCAAATTTCCCGAGGTTGAACAATTCCTTGAAGTCAAAGGGAAGGAACTTCATTTCCCGGCTGGTGTTCTGGAGATGCTGGACCGAGCCGGGGTATTCACGGCAGATTCGGCAAGTGGTGATTTTGTGTCGGTGACGGTCGAAGACCGAACTATGATCATCAAAGGCAAGGGTGATTATGGCTGGCTGGAAGAAACGGCCAATTGTAAATATAAAGGAGAGAAAATCGAGTTTGATGTCGATCCTTCTTTCCTGATTGATATCCTCAAGAATTTGCGGAAATGCATTGTCGGTAATGGGGCCTTGTTGTTCGAGGGGGATAATTTCAGGCATGTAGTTGCATTGGTTGGGTGATATAATATGGGAAAAATGTATCTGGGGAAATGCAAACAAGGATTTGTAATATATGGGGCTATTGCTGATACCCCACTTCAGCAGGCTGGATGCGCAAGTGATATTCGATCGCTGATAAAAAGGGGATTTACTGTAGAATTGGTTGACTTTAACCAAAATACTCCAAAACCAGTGTGGTGTTTTACATCAAAAAGCAAATCATCCGATTGTAGGAAATGTGATAAAAAATGAGTTTCTGCCACCTACATCTCCACAATGAGTACTCCGTCCTTGATGGGGTCGGAACCTCCAAGCAATACGCGGCCCTGGCCAAAGAACTCGGACAAACTCATTTGGCCCTCAGCAATCACGGAAATATCGACGGAGCAATTGAACACCAGAAACAATGCCTTGAAGCCGGCATAAAGCCAATTATCGGAGCAGAGATGTATCTCGTTCCGGATATGACTCAGAAACAGAAAGGGGAAACTCGGTATCATATTACTTTTCTTGTCGAGAACCAAACTGGCTGGCGGAATCTCCTGCAGCTCCTGACTATTGCAAATATTGAAGGATTCTACCACAGGCCCAGGATCGACCATAAAACCCTCCTGAAACATATTGACGGCCTGGTAATCCTTTCGGCCTGCTCCATGTCTTATCTGCTTCTTGATATCGAAAATTGGATGATCCTTGATTATATTGAAGCACTTGGAAAGGATCGGGTTTTCTTGGAGGTTATGCCGCATGATATCCCCGAGCAGATAAAGGTAAATAAACTGGCCCTGAAGATATCCAAGGAACTCGGGATTCAAATCGTTGCCACTAACGATGCTCATTATCCGACCAACGAAGCAACCAAACATCAAGAAGTGCTCCTGGCTATCCAATCGAAAAGAACCTGGAATGACCCGAATAGATGGAAATTTAACTGTACCGGCCTCTTCCTCCGTTCAGAAGAAGAAATGGTCGAGGCCTTCCAGGATCAAGGAGTTTTAACTGACCATGAGATCAGGAGGGCAATCAGGATGACCGGCAAGGTCGCCAGACTTTGCGAGAACTTCCGGATTGAGCAGCAGGAAGTATATCTGCCAAGTATCAAGAAATCATTTAATGAAGAATCGGAATTATTGTTTCTTGAGAATATGGTTTACAAGGGATTAAAAAGAAGAATTCGCGGACGAACTTTCGAGGAACTGAAGCCCTACAAAGAACGGATTGAGATGGAAATGAAACTGATCATCTCCAAGAAATTCGTTCGCTACTTCCTCATCGTCTGGGACCTTATTCAATGGTGCCAAAAGAATAATGTAATGACCGGGCCTGGTCGTGGTTCGGCAGGCGGTTGTCTTGTTGCTTACCTTTTGTATATCACTGATTGCGACCCTCTCATTTATGGTACAGAGTTCTTTCGATTTGTCTCAGAAGAAAGGAAAGATTTACCGGACATCGATATGGATTTTGAAGATATCCGGAGGGACGATGTCCGTAAATATCTTTCTGATAAATACGGGGAGTATAATGTAGTCGGTCTTTCCAATTTCCTGACCATGAAAGGAAAGGGCGTACTTCGCGATGTAAGCCGCGTTTTCGATATCCCCTTATCAGAGGTCGACTTTGCTGCCAAAGTGATGGTAGAAGCCGAAGTAGGCCAGGAGATCGAGAAGTCTTTCAATGAGGTCCCGGAGTGCCGGAGATTTGGCCAGAAATATCCGGAAGTGATTGAGGTGGCCCAATCCATTGAAGGACAGATCAGGGGCCATGGCCAGCACGCAGCCGGAGTCTGCATCTCTGAAAAGGATCTCCGGGGAGGCCACAATTGCAATCTAGTTACCCGGGCCGGCACTATAGTGGCTAATTGGGATATGCGGAATGCAGAGTATTGTGGGTTGATGAAACTGGATATTCTTGGTCTCTCAGCCTTGACCATCCTGAATGAATGCCGGCGAATGGTAAAGCAGAATCACGGGATTGATATCAATTACAAAAAAATTACCTTTGATGATCCAAAAGTCTTTGCCGAAATATCCGAGGGGAATACGGTCGGGGCCTTCCAAATTGGATCAAATGGCCTGACCAATTATTGTAAGGAACTCGGGGTAGAGAACTTCCAGATGCTCTATGCGGTGACGGCTCTGTGGCGTCCTGGCCCCATGCAATCTGGAATGACCGAGCTGTATTCCAAGAGGAAACGAGGTAAAGCCAAGGTTGAAAAGATCCATCCAATCTTTGATAAACTGACAGAGGAAACATTCGGGGTAATCGTTTATCAAGAGCAGGTTATGAAAGCGGTTAATCAATTGGCTGGCATTTCAATGGCCACTTGTAATAAGATTCGGAAGATTATCGGGAAGAGTCTTGGTAATGCTGCTTTTGATAAATATAAAGAAGAATTTCTGCAAGGATGTAAAAACCAAGGAACGGTGCCGGAAAAGAAAGCCATACAAATCTGGGATATGATGTCAAAATCTGGTTCGTATTCCTTCAACCTATCTCATTCTGTAGAATATTCCATGATAACCTATTGGGATATGTATAGCAAAACATATTTCCCCAATGAATTTCTTGCCTCCTGCCTGACCCTTGGAGATAAGACAAAAAACATCGAATATATCAGGGAGGCCAGGCGGCTTGGTTTGAAAATCAATCTACCAAAAATCGGTATTTCAGATGCTATTAAATGGAATTGCGATAAGAAAGGAAATTTGTATGCCCCGTTTATTTCAATCAATGGGGTTGGCGAAACCGTAGCCGAAAAGATTGCCGCAGCCAAACTCGGGGAGAAACAGCGAAAAGGCTTTTTTTCATCGACCCCAAGCGAAAAGATTCCGGGAGTGAATAAAAATGTAACTGCAATCCTGACCCAGATAAATGCATTTGATCCTGATTATGTAACGACAAAGGATGATCTGAAGAAGTTTAAATCACTATTTATTTTTTGAGGTGGATATTATATTTTCTGTAAATCAAAAAAGAGAAATATCGAATGCAGTTCAAAAAATATTAAGAGAAACAAATCATCCAGAATTACCAGATGGCGAGATAACTTTTCACCTTCATATTGAAGGGGCCGAAGCATGGTCATGGGCTGATATTAAAAATAACGGATCAATCATAAATCCAGGAATCAACCCCTGGAATAAAAAACAAGATGGTAGAAATAAACTATGAGCCTTTTTTGGTCACTCCATTGCCGGGATTGTTTCAATTGCAAACAAAAAGTTATCAAGACCGTCGAATCCCTTGAGGAGTTTACCATCCGGAAAGATAATGAGATCCGGAAGGGATGGAAAGAAAAACTCCTGAAGAACGGTCATCTTGAATTCTATTGGTGTGGTCTGGAAAGAAATACCCGCCTGCGAACTTCACCACCTGGGCGAGGGGCGGAAAAAAGGATTGAAAAAGAATTTTGTTCATTTATGGATAATTAAGGAGATAAAATGTCGCTTGATACCAGATTCCGCCCGGCAACCCTGCAGCAGATGGTCGGCAATAAAACCACCATTGCGGCCATTCAAGGCCTTTTTGATCGCCGGGAAAACTTCCCCCATGCCTTACTTATTTCAGGCCCGACTGGCTGCGGGAAAACAACCATTGGTAGAATCATAACTGATATGCTCGGAGCCAAAAGCGATGACTATCGGGAGATCGATTCTGCACAATTCAATGGTATTGATACCGTCCGGGAAATCAAGAATCAGATGCGCTTCAAGCCCAGGCACCCGGAAAGCACTTGCCGGGTCTGGCTTATCGATGAGTGTTTTCCTGCCGGTACCATGATCAAAACACCAAGCGGTGAAAAAGCAATTGAAAAATTATTTCCAGGAGATGAATTAGTTTCATTGAATGGAGTTGATAAAATAATTTCATCAGCGGTAAAATCAATTCCTTTATCCAGGTTAATAAAATTAAATTTTAAAAAACAATCGATTATAACTACTAAAGAACATTTATTTTTTACTGATCATGGATGGGTAAAGGCTGAAAATATAAAAAATTCTCACTTGATTTATTTATATGATTCCTATAATATGAATAGCATAAGTTCGGCAAATTCTATTATAGGAGAAAAAAATGAAAGAGAATCAACCTTTAAGATGTCATCAATGCAAAGAAATATTGACCGGCAGAGCAAAATGGAACAAGCAAAAATATTGCTCAAAAGCATGCTTCGGTCGATATTTAAGTCAGCATCCAGAAACAAGAATTGGTCTTCATGGAAAAGAAGCCAGGCAGAAGGCGGCAATTGGAATCAAAAAAGCATGGGAGGTTATGGATTTGGCCACGAAAGAAAGAATGGCTATGGAATCATCCAAAAGAATGAAGTTAAAAAACCCTTCTCATTGCGAAAAAACAATCCAAAAAGCAAAAGAAACCAAGCGAATAAATGGAACGTTAAATATTTGGACTGGAGAGCGTGGTGGCAATGGGAAATTAAGCGAATCTCAAAAAATATTATCAATTGCCTTGGGTTGGAAAACGGAACTTGCTATTCCTTTAGCGGATCGAATGCCAGAAGGGAAGAAGAAGGAATATACTACCTCCATGAATCTTCCGACCTGCTACAAGGTAGATATCGGCAATCAGGAATTGAAAATAGGGATAGAGATAGACGGATCTGGCCACAAATTGAAACAGAATATCTTAAAAGATCAAAAGAAAACAAAAATACTCAAGAGGAGAGGTTGGAATATTCTGAGGTTTACAAACGAGGAAGTAATGACCGATCTTTCCAAAGTATTATTGGCGATAAAGAAAGAAATAGCGGCTTTATAAAAATGTATGATTTGCAGGTCGAAACCCATCCATCTTATTTTGTCAATGGGTTTCCTGTTCATAATTGTCACATGCTTGGGACTGGTGGGGCCAGTGAAAAGAATAAGGCCCAGAATGCTATCCTGAAAATGCTTGAGGATGCCCCCAGCCATGTTTACTTCATTCTCTGCACCACCGACCCGCAGCGTTTATTACCCACCGTCAGGGGTCGCTGTACCAGCTTTGAGGTATCAACAATTGAACCGGACTTGATGGCCGGCCTTGTTAAGAAAACCGCCAGGCGGGAGAAATCCCCGGTATCTGATGCGGTCGTGGAGATGATTGTTGAAAAAGCTGATGGTCATCCCCGCAATGCAATGAAGCTACTGGAGAAGGTAATCGGCTTGACCGAAGAGCAGGCGCAGGAGATTATCGATGAGGAGGAACGCTTTACTTCAGAAGGGATTGAATTGTGCCGGGAACTCCTGAAGGCAAAAAGTCAAACCTCCTGGTCAAAGATTGCGAAGATCCTGAGCGGTTTGAAGGATCAGGACGAAGAAGGTATTCGTCGGCTGGTCTTGAGTTATTGTAATTCAATTCTCCTGAAACAGAATAGCCTCCATGCCTTTTTGATCATGGATGAGTTCTCCCAACCGTTTTATGATACCGGAAAGGCAGGTTTGACCCTGGCTTGTTATAAGGCGGTTTTCAATGATGAACGAACGGATATTCCTTTTTAATCGGGGAAATACATGAATAATTTTATTGAAGAAAATAATAAAGTAAAAAGATATCTTTTAAAAAAAATAAAAGAATCTTCTCTATTTATTGGTTCGAGGGCATGGGGAGTTGAAACAGAAAAATCAGATTACGATTATCTTATTCAAAAGGATAATTTAAATGATATTTTTGACCATATCCAAGATAAATATTCAAAAATATGGCAACAAAAGAAATTATTTATTCAAAGCCACGGGGACTCATGTGATCGTGAACAATTACATGAATTTTATTCGATCATAATCAATATAAACGATAAGAAATACAACATAATATCTCCAACTGATTTAATTAACTATCGGGCCTGGAGATCATCCGCTATTCAAATGTCAAAATTCATCGGAGACGATATTATCAAAGAAAAACAAAATAGAGTTGATATATTCGAATGTTTCAAAAAGATTTATCGTAACAAATATACCAAAAGAAAACAAATATTTCGTAATCAAAAAGAGGCGCAAGAGGAAGATGATGTTCCTTTTTAATCGGTCAATCAAAAATAAATCAGCAGAAAACTGATTGAAAAAAGTATAATAGGGTAGAAGATAAATTCAAATATGGAAATAGAAGTGGATGGTATCCACTCCCCCGCTAACCCCGTGGGGAAAGAACAACGGCTCATCGCAGATAGTTTGGAAATTCCGGAAACTCCAAATGAGACTGGGGCGATGAGTGATAAATAACGGGGAAAAGAACAGCAGTTCAGACCGGTTCGATTCCGGCCTATTTCCAACCAATTAAAAAGGAACCCAAAATGGAAACAACAGAAAATGAAATAGCCGAAAAGTTTGGCCTCGATCCTGCCGAGCTGGAAATTGACTTCGACCAACTCGATGTTGAGTGGGGCAAACAGAATTCGGTCCTTGATAAATACCTCAAAGCCTCCGCTTATTGCGAGAAGCTGGTCAGGAAGGCAGAAGAGAAAATCAAATTTTTGCGGTCGACTCTTGTCCTGGAAGTTTCCAAAGATCCCGAAGGATGTCTTGGCAAGGGCCAAAAGGCCACCGGGGCGACCATTGAGGCCTATTACCGGACCAATCCCAACTACCTGGAAGCCAAGACGGAATGGATCGAAGCTCAGTATATTTGCGATCTTGTCAACGGCCAGAAAAGCAAAGCCTATAACCGAAAAACAATTCTTGAAGAGGCTACGAAGTTAAGCCTGGCCGGTTGGTTCTCGGCCCCATTGGTTCCCCGACCTCTCAAAGAATTGGTTCAAAAAATTGAGGAAGCGAAGCTCAAAAGTACTGATGGCCTTATCAGGGCCAAGGTCGACGAAAAGCGGGAGGAAAGGAGGGCGCGGAGAAGTCGACCACCCGTCGATGATGAATAATATTACGGTTTGGGAATCGGTAGGATTGGGGGTATTTATCTGGATAGCATTCCCCATCTGGTTTTATATCGTCGTTAAAATGGCTTCGACTGCTTGGTTTCGGGGCCAGTTCGATATCATAAAAGAAATGAATAGTTATACCCAAAGCAATCAAAACAACCATAAGGAGGTAAGTACAGATGGCAAGGAAAGAAACAAAGCGTAAGTATGGTTCGGCAGCGGACCGGGCAAAAGCCGCCGCCGCGGTAGCCGGACCAGGAGGTGGGGGCGGGACGATGTTCCAGAATATCCCGCAAGGAACTCAATTTTACAGCCCTGAGGAGGGCAAAGCCACACTCAGAATTCTACCTTATGTAGTCAGCGACCCGAAGCATCCGGATGGGGAGATGGCTCCTGCCGGCGATATCTGGTACAAACGCCCATTCAAGCGTTTTCGACAAATCGGCCTCGACAAGAAGCCATATATCAGCCCGAAGTCGATTGGCAAACCATGCCCCATAATGGAGTATTATTCCGCCGCCAAGGCAGATCCCTCGATCCCCGACAAGGAAGCGGATCGAGCCAAGCCGCAGGATATGGTCATGTATAATATACAGGTGCTGGACCCCAAGACCAAAAAGTGGTCCGATCCAATGTTCTGGTTCTTCTCTTATGCCAACTTCGAGAAACCATTCAAGAAAGAATTGATGGACCCCGACAATGAAGAATATCTGACCTTTATGGATCTGGAAGGCGGTTTTGATATCCGGGTTCGCTGGGAGAAGGAAACTTTTGATGGTCATGATTTCTTGAAGGCGGGCAATATTTCTTTCATTGAACGGGATGATCTTGACGAAGGAATCCTTGATGAAGTAATCAATCTGGATGAAGTACTTCTGGTTAAATCTTACAAGGAACTACAGAATATCTTCCTTGAGATTGATGAGGAAGGTGACGACAAGGAAGATGACAAGCCGGAAGAAAAGCCGGCCAGGCGCAGGAAGTCAGCCGATGCTGATGATGAGCCGGAAGAAAAGCCAGCCAGGGGTCGCCGGCAGAGATCAGAACCAGAGCCGGAGGAAGAGGAAGAAAAACCGGCCAGGAGATCCAGGGCGGCAAAACAGGAAGAGCCGGAGCCCGAACCGGAAAGGCCTGCCCGCCGGGGTCGCAAGGTCGAACCGGAAGATGAATGCCCGCACGGGTTCGTCTTTGGTGAAGATTTCGATACCAAGGGCAAATGCACCAAGTGCAAGGTTTTTGATTCTTGTGAAGCGGAGTTTGATTCTCAAAGCAAACCGGCGGAAAAGCGATCAGAAAAGGAGAGTAAGTCAGCTGCCGGCCGAAAGGGGAAAGCAAAGGTCGATGATGAGGATGAATGCCCAAGTGGCCATAAATTCGGTATCGATTGCGACAATAAACCAGAATGTAGTGATTGCCCGAAATGGGATGCTTGTATGGATCGCCAGGAGGAAATGGAAGCCGGAAATTAACCGTTAACTTCAACAATCGGTAATAGAAAAGGGGCAGGGGAATCAACCTCTTGCCCCTTTTTAAATAGGAATTCAAGTCATGGCAGATAAAAAAATAAAGCTCAATATCGGCAAACCGATCATTATTTCCGCTTCTGTTTCAAAGGAGCAACTGGAAATACTTGATCTTCTTTCCCTTCATCACCAGACTACTCGTTCTGCCATGTTCGCTAAACTCATAATTGATCATTCAGATATTGATGCTTCAATCCGGGCAATTGCGGAAAGGGTTGTAGCCAATTACTGCGAAACAAATATCAATTTTGATGACTTTTTGAGGTCTGCCGGCATCTGGTTGGAACAGAAGAAAATATCTCAATATTATATCGAACGAATCATCCAAGAGGTCAGGAATCGTTATGCGGCGTAATTCACCAAATGAAGGATACATTGAAGCAATCAAGGAAAATCTTGAAGAGGAAGTCCCGGTTCCGGAGAAATACGATGGGGATATCTCCAGGGTGATTTCTACCGGATCGACTCTTCTTGATTTGGAAATAATGGGCAAACGGGTCCGGGGCGGTGGAATCCCTGGAGGCATCCTCGTTGAAATCTACGGCCCCAATTCAGGCGGCAAAACCGTTTTGATGTCGGAGATTGCCGGTGGCATCCAGAGGCAGAAAGGCAAGGTCAAGTTCTTTGATGCAGAAGCCCGCCTGAGTAAAAAGTTTGCCGAGATATTTGATTTTACTGTCGACGATTGTGAGTTCGGAGTGCCAAATCAGGTGGCTGATGTCTTCCTTCCGCTTATGACCTGGAATCCAGATGGCCCGCCTTGTATTGGTCAGTATAATCGCCGTCAGAAGAAGTGCCGGGAGTGTGGGGATTCGGATACTTGCTCTGACTTCGATCTTGATAACCGACCAATTAACGGCGTCTTCATCGATTCTTTTGCCCAGCTCTGTGGGGAATTGGAGAAGGGGGATGAGGAAATTGATAAGCGGGGATCTGCCAGGGCAAAAGAATTCAGCCAATGGATGAGGAAACTTGCCCCGAAGATTACAGCAAATAAATGGTTGATCGTTGGTAGCAATCAGATCCGGGATAACCAAAAAGCCAAGACTGATTTTGATCCGAAATATGTAACACCTGGCGGCAATGCTGTTCCGCATGCGGCTTCCCTTCGATTGGAGATATCCCCTGCGGCCAGGCTCCGGGATGAAAAAACAATCAATGGCAAAAAGGTATATGTCGAGTATGGCCATTGTTCCAAAGTTAAGATCATCAAGAATACAGTATCCGGCCAAAAGGGTTCGGCGGAGATACAGATTGTTGTTGACTACGGCATCGATGATATTACAGCCAATCTCCAGTACCTGAAAAAGTTCACCCCAGGATCAAAATACTGGACTGGCGATAACAGTCTGGAAGATGCCATTGAAACAATTGAGCAGGATAGCCTTGAGCTTGAATTGAAAGAGGCGGTGATTGATTTGTGGGAAGAGATCCAAGATAAATTCAAGAAGGATCGGAAGCCGAAAAGGAGGTAATATGTCAAAGAAAATTGACTTCGAAATCCAGTTTCTAAAAGAGATTGAAAAGTGCCGACGAAAAGCCGATGCCTGCTCTGCAAATGGGATAATTGCCAAGGACTATGTTTTCAGTTTAAATGACATAATAATCCGGGCCGAGATCGCCAGCAAAGAAAGGCACCATGAATCGATGTTATCCCTCTTCAATGAAATGAAAGCCCTGCGATCATGAAATACCTTGCCTTTGATGTCAATTTCTTTTGCTGGCGAGGATTCCACTCAACCGGCAATATGCAATACAATGGGGTCGGGACCGGGGCTATTCAATCCTTCCTAACGGCCATCTATTTCCATTGTAAAAAGTTTGGTATTTCATCTCCGCTCTTTTGTTTTGATTCCCGCAAGAACTACCGGAAAGAAATATTTCCCGGGTATAAAAATAGACCGCCAGCCAGTCATAAAGAAAAACTTGAACGGATTGAAATAGTCAAACAGATATCTACAATCAGAACCCTTGTCCTGCCGACAATGGGGTTCAAAAATATCTACCAGCAAACCGGCATTGAAGCGGACGACATCATGGCTAGGCTGGTGAGAGATAATCCCCATCAAGTAATCGTCCTGACCGGTGATGAGGATCTTCTGCAATTGGTTGATCAGTGTACTTGGTATTCCCCAGCGACAAAAACTTTAATGAATGAAAAGACCTTCCGAAAGAAATACGGCATTGCCCCAAGAGACTGGCGGATTGTTAAGGCCCTGGCTGGTTGTTCTTCTGATAAGATTCCCGGAATTAGTATGGTTGGTGAGAAAACAGTTTTAAAATACCTGAACGGAACTCTCAATAAAGATACGATTGTCAGCATGGTTATTGAGGATGAAAAACGGACCATGAAAAAGAAAAATGGCATCCTCGTTAATTTACCATTCCCGAAAACACAATCGGTCGAGATCCAGAAGGATGAATTCAGCCCGGAAGGGTTTGGGGCTATCTGCGATCTGTTTGGCCTGGAGAAATTGGCGGAGAAAGTCGATGACTGGGAGATGATGTTCCGGTAATGGATCTGCAGAAGGCATATTCATTCATGTATTATGATTTACTGAGTAATCAGCTTGAGGTTTGCTTGGTACCATCTACGACTTACCGAGCGCGAAATGGTTGTTGTTGCAGGGCGGTGGTGAGCAAGAACCCGAAGTGGTACCAAGATTTTTGCAGAACGTATGAGTATGATTATCGTAAAAAGAAAGCAAAAACTATCATTAAAAGAGCGAATATCCTGATTACCCTGAAGGCCCTCGGCGAAGGGAAAAAGCCCTGCTCCAAATACCTTGACCATTTGACCGAAATTGCCGAGAATATCCAAAAAGACAATACCTGGTCAAATGAAGATATAGAATATTTTGAACAGTACGGAACATTACCAATACCATTTACGAATCAATTTTAGGAAATCATATGTGGCTGACGGCGCAACAGAGATTAGAGCAGAAGATTCAAGCAGGGCATTTTGGCAAGTGTGGGAAGATGATCATCAAGCCCTATAGCATCCCAGATGAAGAGAAGGATGCGCATCTGAAAATATTTTTAAAGTTTATCAATATTACTATCTGCGGCTGTTGGGAATGGAAAGGAAGAATCCATAATGGCTATCCTTGTTGTCCTACTCCGGGAGGATCTACTAAATGGGCGCATAGGGTATCTTATGCTTTATTTATCGGACCAATAATAGAACAGATGCATATAGACCATGGCTGTAGAAATCGAATATGCGTAAGGCCTGATCATTTAGAACAGATGTCACCAATAGAAAATTATAAAGCAATTCAAAGAAGGCGATTACGAGATATTAAAAAAATGAGGGAAGATGCTGGACAATTGGTTCTTTTTTAATTTCTTATGATCAAGCAACTCAAGCATTCAGAACTCCCCCAACTCCGCAACGACATTCTCCTTGATCAGGATGGTCGGTGCCCCATCTGCCGAAGACAAATAAATGAATATGAAATTTGTTTGGATCATGAGCACAAAAAGAAAGTAAAAGGCACAGGCCAGATCCGCGGAGTCCTCTGCCGGGCCTGCAATACCTTTTTGGGGAAAATGGAAAATAATTGCCGGCGTTATGGAATTAGCCGGGTACGCCTGCCAAACTTCTTGTCAAGGACGGCAGACTACCTCCGAGAAGATCACAAGCCATTTATTCACCCGAGCGAAAAAGAAAAGGCCCCAAAATTGATGAAATCTTCGTATAATAGTTTGAAGGCAATATATTCTGGTAAAGCAAAATTCCCTGAGTATCCAAAGTCAGGAATATTGACGGTTAAATTAAAATGCCTTTTTCGGGAATATGGGATCAGGCCAAAATTTTACGGGAGGTGAGTTTGAAATGTTTTGTTCAGCTGAAGTTATAAAATATAAAAATAAAGAATTTTGTAAATCAATAAACTGCACCCAATTAACAAAACAAGATGAATGTAAAATAAAAGGGTGTATTTATTCTGCGAAAGATTTTCACCATTGGCTAAATAAAAATAATTTCTGTATTTCAAAATGCATCAAGGCAGAAAAATGATCAAGTCACTTCGGATAGAAAATCTTGAGTCCCACAAAGATACCTTTTTTGAGTTTTCCCCAGGCCTAAATGTTTTTGTCGGGGAAACCGACCGGGGAAAATCTGGTTCTTTCCGGGCCTATAAATGGCTGACCCAAAATAATCCCGGTGGCGAATGGATGAGACCCCTGTACTGGGATGGTACAACGACCGTCACTGGCGAGTTTATTAACCCTGGCCTTATCCTCAAAAGGGTCCGGGATAAGTCAGAAAACAGCTATGTACTCAATGATGAGAAGCCGATCAATGCCGGCACCTCAGTCCCCGGCAATATAGCCACTCTGCTGGATCTGGATGATGTTAATTTGCAAACCCAGATCGAACGGGCCTTCCTCATGTTCGAAACTTCCGGGGAGCGCGGGCGTATACTCAACCGGATTGCTGGTTTGGATGAAATTGAACAAACCCTCTCCAATGCCAAGGAAGATGTAAATCGGCTTGATAAATTATGGAAGGGGGAGAAGGCAACGGCAGAAGCCAAGGAAAAGGAACTGGAAGAGTTTGTCGATATCGAAGATATGGAAGAGCGGGTCGGGCAGATTGATGCCATGCAAAAATTGCAAACCTTCTCCGGCTCCAGGATTCAGAATCTGAAGAAATTGTGGGATGGCCTAAAAACGCTTGAGGATGCGATTACAGGCAAGGAAGGGTTACTTGCGGCCGAATCTACGCTTGAGGGTTTAAAAGCGAAATTACAGGCGGTACAGGCTGCGGAATCGCGGGTTATGAAGTTAAAGAGAATCCTGATTTTGAATGCCGCCATAAAAAGGAAGGAAGCGGCCGAAAACTTTGAAGGGATCGAGGAAAGGTTCGAAAAGATTAGGGCCAGTACTGGGGCCTTGGAATTATCTTCAACCAGAGTAAAAAAACTGAAAAGATTATTGTCCGATTTTAGTATAATAGGGAAAGAGATTGTCGAGGTCGAAATTGAATTAAAAGACCTGCAGGCGAAGATCCCGAATATTTGTAGTGAGTGTGGGAGGGAATTATGACCAGCTTTCAAATCTTCTGGCAAAATAACTACAATCATGCGAAAACTTGCCTTAAAATGGGAGTTCCGATTGAATGGTTCTTTGAAAATATGAATAATTTACGAGAAATGAATCGATCATGAGACGAAGCAACCAGCCCAAAAAAGCCGACGCCATCCTGACCGCCGATATTGAACTGAGGGCCTTTCAACCGACCTGCCGGACAGATGATCACTGGGCGGCGCAGGAAAGGAAAATCAAATGGCTTTGTCAATTGCAGATGGAGAATGATGGATGTCCTATCCTTGATGCCGGGGATCTTTTTGATAAGCGGTACAAATCAAACCCAAGCCACGAGTTGCTTGGTTGGGCAATGGAGAATTTGCCGGAGAAGTTTTATACCATACCAGGCAACCACGACCTGCCGGGGAAATCAATCGATAATTATTCCAATTCGGCAATGGCAGTACTGCAAAGAGCCGGAGCTATAAAAGTGACATATCCATGGAAAACAACTGTTGATGCGGAAATTCATCTTTTTGGTTATCCTTGGGGCTTGGAAATAAAACAGCCGTTAATTCGACCCGTAATTGAAGAAAAATATATCGCCCTTGTCCACGCCATGGTCTATGAAGAGTTTGAACCCTTCCCCGGGTGCGTCGGTTATTCCGCCAAGGAAGTGATGGATTTGCTCCCGGACTTTGACCTGATCGTTTGCGGTCATAATCATCAAACCTTTACCAGAGAAGAAAATGGAAGGGTTCTTGTCAATCCCGGTTCTTTAATGCGGAATGATGCCGACCAAATTGATTTTAAACCCAGCGTCTTTTTGTGGTTTGCCGATACTAATACAATCAAAAGGGTTCATGTACCAATTGAGGAAGGAGTTATCAATCGAGACTATATCGATATCAAGAAGGCCAAGGAAAACCGTCTGGATGCTTTTGTAGAGAAGCTTGGCGAGCAAGTTGTATCTGGGATTAACTTCCACGATAATCTTGAGGCAGCGGTCAGCGATGGCCTGATAACCCAAGGGGTCCGGGATAAGGTATGGAATTATTATGAAGGGTTGAAATGAGCGAACAAAAAATCCAAGATATGTTAAAAAAAGTCGCCAAACGGAAAACCGAATTGGCAGAATTGCGTGGGGAGAAGACCCAGATTCAGAAACAAATGGCGGCAGAGGATTGTGAAACTGCTGAGGATATTGAGCGGGAGATTTCCAAGGAAGAGCGGAAGATCAAAAAGATCAATACCGAGATCGAGGCTGCGGTTGAAAGTCTTGAAGCGGATTACGATTGGTCATAATATGAACCTGCAACCCTTCAAAGACAAAATACAGCAACTAAAAGGTCGCCGGCAAAAAATCCAGGAGGAGCTTTCCGCCTCCCAAACCGCTGCCAAAGCCCACCGTCGCGAACTCCGCAATGCGGAAAAGGCGCAGGTGATTATCCAGTTAACGGCTCAGTCTACTCAGGATGAACTGAAGTATCAATTAACCGAATTGCCGAAGCTAGCCTTGCAATCGGTATTCGATGACGCGTACGATTTCGCAGTTGACTTTACAATCAGGCGGGAAAAAGTTGAGGTTGATTTCTGGTTCGTCCGGGAGGGGGCAAGGATCAATCCCAAGGACAATAGTGGCCTTGGTTCCGTCGATATTGCCGGCCTGGCTCTGCGCCCTGCTCTCTGGTCCCTTAGATCGCCCCGTAACCGCGCCAGTATCTGGCTTGATGAACCCTTCAAGCATCTCAAGGGGGCAGAGGCCAATCGGCGAGCCTTGGCTATGTTGTCGGAGATTTGCAAGCCAAGGCCGGAAAAGAACTGGCCGGGGTTGCAGGTTGTGATGATTGCCGATGAGCGGGCCAGCCGGGAGGATCTGCTTGAAGTGGCGGATTGTATTTATGAGTTTTCAATGCGAGGCCGGCAGACGATAGTCAAGAGGATAAAATGAAAAAGATATGGAAATTTATTTACGATTATTACTGGTTTAATTTTGTAATTAAAAAGAACGAATTTCATCCAAAATTAGACATAAATTGGGGTAAAATATTACAAGCAGAAAACTGGCTAGATATTTGGAAAGCAGAAATAAGAAGATGCCAACGAGATAGAAAAAGAGCACATGAACTTGATTTACGGTGGGGCAAATGAAACGCTACATTATCAGAATGTGGTCGGATAAAGTCGATCCCATAATTGTTGAAGTGGATATTATCCGGGAGAATGAAGATGCAATCTATCTCGCCGGCAAAGCTATTCCCAAGAACGAAACTTACATCAAAGTCCGGAATACCTGGGAAGAGGCACAAATTGAATTGATTAATTTACAAACGATAATAGTTGAAAATCATCGCCGGCAACTTAGGAGATCAGAGCGATTACTCAAAAAAATATTGGAGCAGGAAAGGCTATAAAATTCCCTTAAACTTCTTTTTCAGTCTGGCGTATTCCTTCAACTCTTTCTTTTCTGTCTCGGCAAAAATATACCAGGCCTCAAGTTGCTTACTATAAACTGGTTTGATATTCGCTACACTATTCCAATTCACTGACACTTCAAGAAACTCTTTGTACTCATCCCATCTTCCATCTATGCTGCCGAGATTCCCATGAAGGCGGACATACGTATCATTTAAATGGGTATGCATATGTCGGTAATCTATCTCGATCTTTCCGATAACTCCAATATGGTATAATGCCAACAAGGCTGGAAATGGAGACTGCATTAATTCTTCTCAATATAAGGAAATGGCTTTCTGTTTACAAACTTCAACAACCGACTTGACTCCTCTCCGAACATCTTCTCTCTGATAAGCCCAAGCTGAAATACTTATCTTCCCGTTATAAACAGACCTGAATTTAGGGAGAAGTTTTTCACATTCTTTACAGTCCTTGCAAAGCGCTTTATTGATTTCTAGCGTCAGTAGTTCACCAGCGTTATTTTTACCCATTATTCAAAAATCCCCCATGCCTGCCTGTAGAATTCATTCCAAGTCTGTCGATGTGGCTTCCCTGGCCTCCAGGCCTCGATGTATTGTTCCCAGGATCGCTCGCACTCGTCTTTTTGAGGCAGGGCATCTGGTAGTGTCCAAAGCAATAGACGAGCGAATGCCGTAGCCAAAGCATCGTTATGTTCGATAGCTGCGTAGCTGGTATCGAGATCGAGATCATACTGCAACCGATCGAGGACATCGCGGATCAGTGGGCTAGCGCCGCGATGATGAAGCAGGACCCCGGCTACACCACCTTTCTTCTCAAATTGATAAAATCCTCTTGCCGGCCCGCCGACTTGTCTACGATAAATAAATCTCGATTCCTGCAGGCCTATCGTTAAGAGCATGGCTATTGCAGCCGGAGAATTCATTTGCTTTGGGAGCAAAGCTAACCCGGGGTAGATTACGACTTGTAAAACATCAGAAATTTTCATTTATATCCCCCCTTGAATAATCGTTTTTCTTGCAAAGGCACACTCACCATTCCGGAACACCTCGGCAAAGTCATCAAGATCCATGACCCAGTAGCCTCTTTGAATTTTATTCCAATCCGGCCAGGAGTTCGGCCCACCAATGATATTTCGGCGTCGATTAATAAATGTGCCGGCCGTACAGTGGCCACCGACAATCTCTCCTGTCGGCACGCTCAAGCCATCCTTTTTTCTGGGCTCCATCATCCCCTCGGTCCACTCAAGCCCGAGGATGGCACTGCCGTAGTAATCAATGCCCCGGATAACCTCATCGACGGTGTAGGCCCTGCAGGACTCTGTGATCAGCCCCTCCTGCTCGGCGGTCTGCAAAATAGCGGCAATTGAGGTGCCATAGCTGAGGGGCTTGGACCCAGGCCGCTCGGACCCCGGCCAGATATCATTATCCTGCGCCCGGAAATAGAACTGCAGCGCCCACTCATCGCCAAGGGTACGTATTCCCGGTTCATGTTCCATAAAAGCAGCAAAGCCGAATCCACCGCAAGCACTCCACTCCCCTTGATTGAGCAGTGGCTCGCCAAACTTCTTGACCCGATACTTACTAATCAGTTCCCGTTGACTGAGGTCAATCCCGCCGTCCGGTGCCGCCATAGAGAGAAGATGTCTGGCGATTGGGTCAGGTTGGAAAATGAGGCCACAACGGGAGTCTCGGGTTTCACTGCCATCTTTGAGTATCATTTTATGCCTCATCAGATTTTATTTTCTGGATTGCATTAAGGATCGTTTCTAAATTCTTTTCTTGCGCTTCCTTAACCTGTTTAACTTCCCCTTCAAGTCGACCAAACCTCTCCGAACCAGCGGCAAATTTCTCTTCAAACCGTTCGTGGCACAATTCTCTTGCATCAGTACATGTCGGTTTGGTAATGAATCTCGGTTCACCATCGGAGGTTTCGAATAACTTAAGGACGGATTTAATTGAATTATCCAGTTCAATAAACCTGCGGTCATAATCAATAATCCGAAGCTTGACTTGAGCCATATCAAAAAGGATCAGATCATTTGCCGTAAATTTAACATCATGGGCATCAAGTCGCGTGTGCGCGCGGGCTATTTCCCCTTTCTCTTTTTGGATCTTTCCGCCCAATCCAATAAGTGAAAGGGCCCACCCGAGAATTACTCCGAATACCCCGGCCGCTCCAGCAAAAAAGGTAAATCCTCCATTCTCTGGCATTTAATATTCCTTTTCGTCAATTCAACCTTGTGATTGTTCAGGCTTCATAAACTTTTCGATTAAACCGCTTCGATCCTTTCTTCAACATGTGCCATCGTATCGTCAAGGTTATCTGTCTGGCGATAAAAGGCCACATGCCTTTGCGTTCAACTGTATCATAATAAAACTGATCTATCTTCGGTTGTTCTGCTAAAGGTAATTTACCACTATTTACCAAATCGCAAAGAATATCATGCCCGCAAGAAGCCTCAATGGTCCACCCGATGTCGGGGAAAGGGCCGCTGTTTCCATCCCAAGGATAGCCTAAATAGATATCAAGTTTACCATCAGGATGCAGATGGAAGAACTTATCTACGATGTCATAACCATAAACTGTTGTTTGAACGCTAAAGTCTTCGGCTACAACAAATTTATATCCATCCCAATATTTCATCGCGCTTGTTTCCTCCATACCCATGGTTGTACCGGTGCTGGATCGATCCATAACCCCACCCGATTACCAGCAGAGATGCCCTGCAGGGTCGTCCATGCCTGGCAGAATCTTTCTTTACAATATTGCGGATAGACCCAAGCATAGCCCTGGAAAATCAATTGCTCCTGTAGGCATTGAGTACCGATCATGACGATGGCGACTGTCCGGCCGTATCGGTCGGTATCGATCGGGGTGTAATCGATCACCCGCCCCTCGACCATCTGAGAAGTAAACCCCCTGGCGGCCTGCCCGAATGCCTGAGATTTTTCCGGCGCGTCGATGCCATACAATCTCACTGTCGCAATGCCATGCTCATTCGCAATTTTGATTGTGTCACCATCAACGGTCCGGACCACGGTCCCGGTGTCGGCATGGACTGTTGCCGCGGCGAGAAGAAAGATGAGGGCTATAATTTTACGCATATTTTCACACCAGTTGAGAGTTTCCGGAACCGGTCACAACATTTCCCGGCCCGGCCGTTGGCGTCGAATGAGAAGCATGAACCAGCCTCCTGGCAATATCGATCTTTGACATGGTGCAGTCCATTTTCATCCTTGTCGCTCATTTTCAGACTTGCCTCTGCTATGACTCTCATCGGCAAACCTCCAGTAGAGATTTATTCCCGGCAGCATTCCCCACACTTCTTGGTATTTCTATTTCTGCAAATCATGCACGGCTCGATGTATTCAACTTCATCAAAAAGGTCAGGCTTATCTAATTCCATAGCCCCTCCACATTCACAGATCATGCCTTTTACTTCATCCTCAACATCATCATAGTCTTCACAATCAGGACACCTAAATCGTTTCATCTTCCCTCCGGGGAGACTCGTCAGCCTCAGTCCTCGCACTCATCATTTGGCATCAAGCACACCGGGCAGAATCCGCCTTGGTATCGGTGTCCACAGTTTTTACAGGTCGTCATCTGTCGCACTGGGAGTCGTAATACAGTTTTTGCTGCAGCAGATACCCCTCAAGCTCCCATATTTTATTCCTGGCATTCTCCCTGGATATCTTGCTGCCTATTTCAAAATTAAAATTATCCTTAGAGACACAAGCCGATTCCCCTCGGACTGTGAACCCATTTTCTAGAGTAAGCTCGCACACCATCGCCTTGCCGCTCGGCAAGACGGTGTATGTCTCATTAACAATAACAGCGTCAATAAGTTCCGACGTGAGCCTTGGCGCGTTTAATCCTTTTTCCTGAATTTCTTTTTCTATTTCTTGCTCACTCACCATTGGACCTCAGTAGTAGATTGTTACTTTCTTGCTGCCATCACCAGTACATCGTCACAGTTTTGCTGCTGTCACCGAACGGTGCATGGAGATAGATGCCGCCATGGTCGGTCCCAGTATTATCATCACCCTCGCCATTCGGCCCGATTCCCGGCTTGTAGACAAAACCGTACATGGCCGCTTTCGAGTTGCGGCTGCAGTTCTCCTGGTCCCGGCAGTTTTTCAAGGGGTTTTTGACGATGAAGGTCTTCCCGCTCGAGAAGGCAAACTTGATCGGCCCCGAACCCAGGTCTTTGCCGCTCCTGGGGATCCGCCACGCCTGCCGTCCTTGATTGCGGACCCCGTAGCTGGTATAGGTGGAGCTTTGCTGATAAAGAAGATCATCGCTCGGTTTCGTTTCTTCTGGAGACACCGCGCCCGTACCGTCGTCTATTTCACCCGGCACGGACGGGGCGACAGGTGGCACCACAGGATTGGCCGGCTCGGCGGGTTTCGCCGGCGGCGTGGTGATATTCTCGGTGCGCTGAGACAAGTCAGGGATGTACTTGCCGATCAGGTCGGACATTGTGCCAAGAGCTGCGGCTGCACCCTGAGTGGCAAAAGCGCCCTCCCCCGACGCGTCCTGGGTAATCGGCGTGGAAACATCAGCCCCGAGAACCATCGAGCCGTTGTCAGCCTCAACGCTGACGAAATTGATGGTGCTGGAGCACCCAGCCAGCGTCAACATCAGAACTGCAATCAGTATTTTCGTCATTTTGGCTCCTGTTATGGATTTTCTATTGTCTAAGCTCATGCCACTCAGATACTGCCATGCCGCTGTTTGTCGCGACGGTGTAGTAATAATTATTTGGGACAATAGCGGACGCAAAAAAAGACCTGGGATACGCCTCGGCTTGACCTTGCGACCCACCCCCAATCAGTACAGCGGGCGAGCTTGTTGGCCCAACATATAGGCCCCCGGTTCCGGTCGTGTAGGCCGAGCACGCCATGGTCATGGAAACTTGAATAGCCCTTCCGGTTGTGTTCTGATATACGACGTTTGCAGACCTGGTCGGTGTTTGCCATGTCTGGCCAAACCCGATCGCGGCTGAAGATTGCAGCATTATCCACCGCTTCACCCCGGCATTGGTGTCCGGAGCGATGATGGCAGGGCTCGACTCAGCCAGACCGGAATCTTCATCAAGCACATAATTGTAGAGAACCCCGCCTGCCATCACCATGGCAAAATCGCCGTCGAGTAATGCCGCACCGTCCAGGCTGTCGAGCGCCCCGGCCCCGCCACCGGTGAGTGATGAATACTTGTAGCCTTTTGCTGACATTAGATCACCTCTATCAGTTCAATTTGTATTGCAGATCTGGCCCAGGTTATATGTGTCCCACTCGGCATGGATGCCAGCCGGCCGTAAACCACCCACTCGGAACCACCTGAATCAACCAAAAGCATCATCATCGGATTCATCCCGTAAAACTGGGCAATATCGCGCATCATTCGGTAAAAATATGTCTGAGTGTCAACCCCGAGCTCAAAAGAAAACGTCCTCACCCGGTCGCGATCACGATAATAAAATGCCCCATTCGACAACTCTCGTGCGGTTGAATAATCGACCAGACCCTGCCTCAATCCCGGCGCAGGATCCGGAAACGATATCACCTCGCCGACCACGAGCACCCC